TATCCACTACCACCACTATCTGTAGTATCTCTCATTCTTCCAAGCATTGGATATTTAATTATGTCTGCATATCCACCCATTCCAAACTTTTGAACCAAACCGCCATCAGCGTATCTTTGCTCATTAACAGAGTCCATAAAGGTTTTTCCATATTTAGCAACACTAGATGCACGAACTACATATTCGCCATTTGAAAGTCTTGCAGGAATAGAGTCAGATGTGCCTGTACCTGGTCCAGAGATATATCCACCAGTTGCCCTTCCTATTGCATTTGGTGATGCACCTGGAATTGGAACCCATTGATATCCATTCCATTGGAACCTTTGACCATTTTCTTCCTTAGTCTGACCCGTAACTGGCGTTGTACTTGGTCCTGATGATGTTGGCCCAAAGGCTGGAACTGCTCTTTGAGTAAACTCAGTTTGATTTGCCCCAAAGTATTTAAATACATCTATTATAGGATTTGGTCCAAGATCTGTTAGTTGTTTTCCAGTAGCAGACTTGAAAAACTCTATCATATTGCCATATGCTTCAACTGTTGTAATGTCTCCAGTATTTATCTGTGCCTGAAGTTGTGCAACAAGCATCTTTCCTTCATTCTTTACTAGAGCCTCATATCTTTTACCTAACTCTACGCCAAACTGCTTAGTAACATCTTCAAACGAAGATATTTCTCCACTCTTTAGTTGATTAATAATATCTCTCATTTGAGAAACATGAGTTTTTTGAGCCTGAATTCTTTTATCAAGTTCTGTTGTCCTTGCTTTAGTAGCATCGTCAAATGCTTTCATTTCATCTTCATGAAGTCTAGCATTCATATCCATAAGTTCTTGCTTTTTATCAATTTCATCCTGTATTGCCTCTAACTGGGCATCTCTGCGACCCTCAATTTTCTTTATTTCCTCATCATATGCATATTTAATTCCTTCTTGAGCCATAGCATATCTATCAGAAAGGAATCCAAATACATCACCAGAGGCAAGTTTTCCAAGGGCAGAAATATTAGACTTTCTTTGATTTGCATAAAAATTATCTGCCGCCTGCCTATCCTTAAGAGACTTAAGATACTTATCTGTTGTTTTTTGAATTTGATTTGCTTCTTTTTCAAGAATGTCTATTTGATCTTGTATAGCCTGCTGCTCTTCTTGGAACGTTTCCTCTAATCTATCCTTTAGCGCTTCTCTTTTAGCAACATACTCTTCTTTAAAATCTAACATATTTTGAAGTTTCTTCTGCTCAAGATTAAGTGCGTCTTGTAAATCTTTTTCTACAAGGGCCATTAGATCTTCTTTTACTTTATTAAGGTTTACTGTTGCAACTTTCAAATCTACTCTAAGACCTACTTCAAACTCTAATTGATCTATACCGCCCTTTTGTAAGGCAAGTAATATTTCTTCTGGCGTTAAACCTGCTGCAACTCCATTCATAATTTCATATGATAACTCTTCTCCAAGAGAGCCACCCATTAGTTGTGCTTGATCTATTATCTGTGTTAGAGCAGTACCAGAAATAATATCTATTTCCTTTAAATATTTTTTAATAGGTTCTGGATCAAATGGTATATTTCCAATATTTATTGCTTCCCTTTGTATTCTTTCAAAGGCTAACTGAGCAGCCTCCGGTGCCTGATCAAATAATTGAAACATTTGGTCTGTAAAGCCAACTAATTGTTCAGATGTTACATCTTGTAGCGATAATATATTTTGATTAGCCTGATCTAGTTGTTCATTCATAGTCTGTAAATCATTTGTTGCTTGAGAAGATATTCCAGATAACCAATCTGGAAGCCATCCAAGCGTAGCAGCAAATTTTGTCATAGTTGCTGGTCCACCAGTAATCAGTTGTACTATCTCGCTCCAGTTTTGTGGAATCATGGCATATTTTAGTCCCATAGTTCCCTCAATATCTGAAACTTGTTTATCTAATATATTTTTTTGCTGCTCAAGTATATTTAATAGTGGTACATCTATACCTCTTACTTTATAGTCCTTATCATATCTTAATGGGCTAAACTGTCTCATTGTAGATGCTACTAATTCGCCTGGCGTCATTCTTTGAAGCATTTTATCTTTTAATGCTATGCCAAATGCTCTTGCTCCAGCGGCTCCAGCCTCTTCTGCAATTGCTTGTACTGCTGTTCTTGCCTCTTTAGCAGAAAGACCAGATGCTAACATTTTATTAAATGCCATAGCAAGTTGATGTGCTCCACCTTCTGCACTACTACCTTGTACTGCTTGAATTAAATACTCATAGTCTGTTTTAACTGCCTCTCTAAGTGCTGGATCTATTTCAGATAGTTTTTCTTTTCCAGCATTAAACTCAATAACAAGCCTCTTCATTTGATCTTTTACAGTAGTAATAGTTTTACCAAAAAACTCTGCTGTTTTAACTGGGTCTTTAAATGCTGCAATTGCTCGTTTTCTTGACTCCTCAAGTGACTTATTATATTGTATTACTGCTGCTGTTATACCAACTATAGCAGTAACAGCAACCATGCCCCAAGGACCACCAGCAAGGCCAATAAGACTACCAAGACCACCAAGTACCTGTCTTCCAAATCCAGCCCTAGTACCAAGACCTAATGCTCTTCCTTGTTTATATCCTTGAGCAGTTGGCTCAAATGGTGGAGCAGCAACTGGGCCATATGCTTTATTCCTTATAGCCTCACCTAAACCTCTTAGCCCTAAGAACCCCTTACCCTCTGGCCCAAACATTTTTCCTCTACCCATTGGCATAAGCATCATCAAAGATGATACTCCCATCAATGCCATGCTGAATGTACTTAATGCTTGTGTGGCACCACTAGTTGAGTCCATAAACATTGTCATTGTTGATGTAAGCATTGAAATAGCAAATAGAGAGTTCATAGCCCCACCACCACCGACACCAGTTCCACGGGTACCAGAAATCCCAACTTGATTTGGCGTTGCAGCGGCGACTGCTGCTTGCTGTCTTTCTACCTCTGTAAGACCAACAATTTCTTTTTCTATTGCAACCTTTTTTGTTTGAAGATCTGCCTCTGTTTTTTTCAATCCAGTAAGAATGCGTTGATCTCTAAGTTGCTGTTCTTTCAACTGTGCTATTTGTTTATCTATGCTAGCAACTATTCCAGCACCACTTTGGCCAAGAGCCATAGCGCCACTTCTTTGAAGTTGTAAGTTTGCTATTTGTGATGATCTTGCTGCCATGCTAGCCTCTAAGGAAGATATTTTTCCTCTTACAGAATTAAGGCCCTTTTGTAGTCCATTTAATAATCCAGTACCAATATCTCTACCAATTGGCTCTCCAATTTTTTCTGCTTCTAGAGATGGTGACTGTGTTCTAGTTTTCTTTTTGATACCATCTCCAACTTCTTTTGGAATTGATTTAAGCATATTGCTAATTTCTTCTATTTGCTGAGTTAAGGCAGTTCTTAGCAACTGTGCATTTTTTCCAGTAGCGCCTTGTAGTGATCCAAGTATTTGCTGTAATCTATTTTGTGCAGTAAGCATTTGTTGACTAGAGGCACCAGTAATTTGTGTCATGCTGGCAACTGATTGAGTATACTGTCCAAGTTTTTTACTAACCTGTTTTGCTGAAATTTCTCCAGAACTTATTTTTGCTGAAAGGTCTTTTAACGCATTATGATAAAGTTTTGTTTCTGATTCATGTAGCATAGTACCTTTAGTTATTTTATCCATTATTGCTGTTATTTGAGAATCTGTTGCACCAGTTGACTTTAGTGATGACATAAGTGCCTGTCTATTTCTACTAGATCTAGCAAATATGTTTGCTAACTGATTTTCTTCTTTTGTAATAGAAATCCATAGATCTGAATGCCAGAATATATTTTCTCCATTTATTTGTGCTCTTTTTCCAAAGGCAGGAATTCCAGCAACAGATGGTGGAGAGAATATATGTCCTTGCTCCATTCCGCTTGCAAGACCAGCCCTAGATGGAGCAGAATACCCAGAAGATCCTTTGGTAATTGGTCTTAATGTTACTGATGGTGGTGTGCCATTTTGGAATCCTTGCACACCACCCCTATTCATGGCGTCAAGGAACGATCTATATCTTGATGCTGCTTCTTTTCTTACAACAAACTCTCCTGGCTCTAGCATTGCTGGAATCTTGTCTCCTCCACCATAGCCACCAGGAACACCACCACCAGACGCTCTTCTAATAGGGACCCTTCCACCAATTGGAGGAGTAAACATCTGTGGATTAGTTCTAGTAACACCAGAAAGTCCTGCCTGATATAGTCTAAGTTCCTTATTAAGAATTACCAGTGCTTCTGCTTGTGTCATAAATGAATTAGTTAGATTTTTAACTTGTATGTTTGCTGCTGCTGTTTCTTCATCAAGATGCTGGAATGGGGCCACCTTTATTCCAGCAATTCTTGCACCAAGAGTAACTATAGACATTGCTGCCTTAATACCATTACCAATTAATTGTTTAAATAGACCAATAAGCATTAGAACAGGACCAGCGAATAAAGCAATAGCACCAATAAACTTTAAGAATCCCTTTCCTTGATCTGGAATTTTACTTAAGAACCCGCCAACAGTATCAATTACTCCAGATATTGCTTTCATAATTGGCATTAGTCCTTCAAGGAGCGCTTCTCCAATTGGAATAAGTTGATTTTTAATAGTTTCAAACATTCTCTTGAATCTAACACTTGTAGATTCTGTATATGTTCTTAATTCTTTATTTGCTATTTGCGCTAGATCAGATGTGGACATTCCAGCAAGTTCTAGTGCTTTTTGAGTTTGAGATCCTGCTTTTCCAAGATTATTAAAAAGTGCAGAAATACGAGCAAACTGATATTTACCAAAAATTTCTTCAATAATTCTTGATCTAGAAAAGTCGTCTAGTCCATTTAAAGATTCTTGTACAGCAACAAGTGTTGGCATAAGTTCGCCTTTATTTGCTTTTACTATTCCTTGAAGATCCACGCCGAATTGCTTAGCAACATCTGATGCCTTTTTTGTTGGATTAATAAGTGATGCCATACCTGATTTAATAGCATTTGCTGCTTCTGCGGCTGGAATTCCACCTTCCCTCATCGCTACCATAAGAACTGAAAGATCTTTAATAGATCCACCAAGACCTTGAATAACTGGTCCAGCCTTTGGAATTGCTTCAACTAGATCTTGAAGAGTTGTTGATGTTTGGTTTTCAATAGCATTTAGGAAGTCAATAGACGCTGCTAGTTCATCAGTGTTCTGTCTAAACGCAGTTTGTATAGCAAGGGTTGCCTTCATTGCCTCTTGTCTATCTACTTCACCAAGAACAGCAAGTCTGGTTGTTTGTGATACTGTATCTAGTAGATCTTGTCCAGTTTGACCAGTTGCCGCAACATCGGCGGCTAGTGCTGCCGTTTCTGTTGCCGCGACACCCATTGTTGAAGAAATTGTTTTTGCTAGGTCCATGACCTGCTCTTTCATTCTTTCTGTCGCTCTAGCATTACTATTTACTAAATCTTCTCCATAAACCTTAGCAAACCTTGTAAGTTCTTTATCCACATTCATAAACGTCTTAGCAAATGCTGCACCAAACAAAAGAACTGGCATTGTAAGACCAACAGTTAACTGACGACCAGTCCACTGAGTATTCTTACCAAAGTTAATCATTTCACTAGCACCCTTATTAACAAGGGTTCTAAATGTATTAAATTCTTGACTTAATAAACGCATTCTAGTAGCAGCATTGCTCATATCTAAAGCATTTGGTGTAAGCACCATAGCCATAGGTTTACCATTAGGCCCTCTACCCATTGATAGAGCCATCGACTCTTGAAGCATTACCTGCTGTCTTGCATACTGCTTAAGCATTGAATTTTGTCTAACAAGACCAGTTGCTGCTTCTCTAAAGTACTGAGACATGGTAAGTTTATTTCTTTGAATAGCCTCACCAAACTGCTCAGTTGCAGTTTTAGCCTGCACCATTTTTGTTGAGTATCCACCCATACCAGCAAGATTTGCTGCAAATGCTTGAGCCATAGCCATTTTAGTTCTTTGAGCAGCAGCATCTAAAGAATTAAATGACATATTTAAAGCATTAATCTGACCAATTAATGCTTTAATCTGTGTCATTGCTGCTGTAAGATCAGCATTATATCTAAGGGTACTTTGAATATCAACCAATTTCGGTGCCCTCCGCTATTTTATATTGAAGTCCCATTTCTGGGCTAATTCCTGCTGCTGCCGCACCAGCAATATTTTTATCTCCAGTTAATCTTGCTAATGCTCTTGCTTGAACCTCTTCTACTGTTGACGGCCTGTCTGATTTGTTGTCACTAGTAGCATCTTCTTCTTTGTCTAAATCTATTCCTTGCAAGGCAGCAAGGAACTTGTTCTTTCTTTTTTCAACACTAGCCATTGCTTTTAGTGTTGCAAATAATTCTGGCATAGAAAGCGACGACTCAAGTTCGTCGTAGTCTTTCCAATGTCCTAACAGAAAGACTTCAGACACGATGGATGCTATATCTAGTTCATCCCAACTTGTTCCTGAGCCGCCGCTATCAGATTTGGGACGTTAAGCCTAATGTCGGCAGCAATTTCTAGCACCTTATACATTGTCTGTAGATCCATAACCTCATCAATAGAATCAGCAATTTCTGGATCTAGTTGTTTCATAGCAATTGAGGTACATTTAATAAGAACATCTAAGAAATCGTCCTCATTCTCCGCATTTTGTGCCCCTTGCCATTCTTTCATTACCAGTCTTAAGTTTTTGAGGTTTAGTGGCTTTACTGTAACAGTTCTTCCATCTAGTAGTTCTAGTTCAATTGTTTCATATACCTTTGTTGCCATTTTTATCCCTTCATGGTTGTTGTATTTCTATTATACAATATGAAAAAACAAAAAAGCGCAGGCAAAATACCCGCGCTTTTTTGCAATAGAATTAGTAAACTCTATCTACGATCTTGCCATATGCTGCGTTTCCATCTGCTGCCTCATTTGTTTGTGAAGGTAACAGTCTGAAGTTTACAGGGAACAATGTAGCATTATCTCTCTGTACTGCAACGCCAACTGGGTCCATTGAAACTGCACGGTACCCAACGTAGATACGCTCTACATTCTTTGTAGTATCTAGTTTTGCTGGTCCTGTTCCAACGAAACACACTGATCTCTCAATTGGTGTATATCCAAGAGCACCACCATTAAGGTCAAGTACTGCTCCAATTGTATTTGCAGAAGCGGCACCAGTAATATGACTTGCTGTTGTTACTGCTCCTGCTACTCCACCGTCTGCCACCCAAAGATCAGCAGATGATGATGTTGGTGCAGCAAAGTCTGTTGCCTTTGATCCAATTGCGACATAAAGATTTTCAAGGGTTGTCTCTGTAAGAGAAGTAGAAACCATTACTCTCTGTGAAGACTTGAACAACTTAGCAACGTCAAGGAGTTGGTCAACAACCACCTCTCCGTATGTTGGCTCAATGTTCATTGTTACACCATTTTGTGTATATCCAAGATGGTACCATGAAGATGATGCTTCCATCTTTGTTGGATCTTGTGCTGTTGCTGCTGATGAACTAACACTGATCTTGTTAAGTTCTAGGCCCTCTGGTCCTACATAGAATGTAGCAGCACCTACAATAATATTTTTTGCTTCAAAGTCTCTAGCCATTATTTCACCTCCTAATAGATTAAAAAATAACGCTTCCTCATTACCTATATTACCACGCTAGTTATTATTTAGTAAAACAGTATCTAAGGGTAAGGGTTGTTATATATTTTGGCTTAAAACTGTCTATTCTTTTTTCGTCAATAATGAAGTTATCCTGTGAAATATTAATATATTTAAACTTTATATCTGGATCATCTATATGTGCATTTACCTCTTGTGCGCTTTTATCAAACTTTTTAAGATTATCATATATAAAGTTTTTTACATAAAAAATCTGTGGAATGTCACCAACAATGCTATATATTGCCTTTTCATGGTGCATTGGCCAAAATGTATCGTATGGAAGATCCATCATATAATCATATAAAACATATGGCATAGTGGCAGACTCTGGTGCCAAGTTTTCATTGACTGGATAAAACGGTCTATATGAAAAAGAGTTAACATTCCATACTGCACTTGATACCATAGGTATTCCAGATACTGATCCGCTTGCTAAATCCCATATATAGTTATTTATTAAAACTATAGGCAGTTTAGTATATTCAGTCATTATAAATCGCTCCAGTTCCAATTGCTATCTGTTTTGCATCTGATGCTGCCTGTGCTGTAGGATTTAAAGATAGGGTATTTATTTTTGGAATAATAAGTTTTCTTTTTATTCTAAATGAGTCATTTATTCTTTCAAAGAATCTATACCTTTTTAGAACCTGTCCAGCAGTAGATACCATATATGTATTAAACTCTTCTGTAAAACTATTTCCAACATCGCCACCTGGGTTTTCTATATATGATGGTTTTTGTGTTTTAACAAATCTTTGACCTATTTTATATTGCAGATATTTACCACTTTTAGGAGCAATAACAACTGGCTGTCCATTTTCCATAACCGTGGCTTTTTTAGGAAACTTATATCCAAAATCATTAGGTATTTTTGCATTAATAAATCTATATGAAATCTTTGATCCCATTTTAGTAGATGCAATCTCTCTTTTAAAGAGCCTACTATTTTTTTCTCCAGATGAATGAAACTCATAAACATGATGTAGTTTTTCTGGATTTGACTTTGCTTTAGAATCTATATATTGTTCAAAATATCTAGCAACAAGATTAGCAGCAGAACGTTCTATTAATGTTTTATTAGTAGAGTCAACATGCATATCTAAAAGCATTTTTTGATCATATTTTGTCAACATCATTACTTTTTCTGGAAAGGCACCAGTATTAAATCCACCCTTACTTTTTCTAATACTAGGCATTAGTATCAATCCTTTGAATTTCTTGTCTTTGAAGAACTGTTTCATACTCTATTACAGATCCATCAAAATTTATAAGCGGTGTTGATCCTCTTGGTTCAAAAATAGTTGATCCCTGAAATCCACCATCTGTTGATGGGTCTTGGTTTTCTAAGAAAATAACTCCATCAGAGTTTCTAATTCTTACAACTCTTCTATCTGTTGGGATAACTTGTTGAGATCTTATTTTAACAATAGATACAAGCATATTAATATAATCGTTTATTGATATTGATGTTGAATTATCTCTAATTCCCTTTGTTATGATTCCTCTAGCAACACAAGAAATTGTTTTTTCAAAAACCCAAACTTTAACAACTGCTCCAGTATCATCTTGACTAATTGTAGGCATATATATATCTGCTTCCATAGTATACGATGTTCCAGCAATACACATAGCCATTTATATCACCATGAATCTAGTCTGTGTCATCCAAGGCTGTAAGAGTTTATCTACTAAGAGATTGCCAGTTCCTTGAGCAGCATTATTTGCATATGTCATATCATAAGAATCATTTGATAGTTTAGATATGTTTTTATTTCTAATATTAAAGTCATTGCATAAATAGTCTTCAACAAGGAGAGCGGTAGCCTGTTCTATTTCATTTGGAACATATAGATAACCAAAAATTCCAGTAACCCTATACTGCTTATCTTTAGCAAAAACTCCATCATATGGAAGAACTGCCATATCAGGAAACTCTAGAACTCCACGCTCAAGTTCATTATCTGTATTAATAATCTTGATTCTATTTTTTGACACAGAAGGTTCAATATTATAGTCTAATTTATTAACAGACGCTGTTGCTATTGAGTCATATATTAAGATATCGTCTTCATATACCTTATCTATTTGTATTATTGGCTCTGGTAGCATGAGAATGTCTGAGTTATTTCCATAAACTACAACGCTCTTGTATTGCTTTGTAAAGCCTATAGCAGTATGACTTTGTAGGAACAGGCGAGCCTTTCTTTCTAGTTTTTTTATAGTAGCATCAGTTTCTGTAGAAGCAATATCTGCAATTGCTCTCGCCCTATCCACTGTTACAAACGGTCTTGTTAGACTTATATAACTTATTGTACTACTGGCTCCAGAAGCAGTGCTACTTGTCCATTCAACCTTTAAGTTTCTATCATACGCAGATGAATCTTCTGACAGCGTACCAGTAAAGACAAGAGACGCACCTGAGGCTGCATTGCCAGCCTGAATAAATTCATTAGTGTCAAGATCATAGACTTCAAACGTTACAGAGGTAACGCCACTGGCAGCAGTAAATGTTATTGCTGTTGTGCTATTGTCCGATCTTAGGTATTCGATCATTAACATACACCTCAAATCTATTTTACTACAGATTGAATAAAATAGAAAAGGGGCTGACAAAAATGCCAGCCCCTAATCTATGTAGTTATCAGCCTGTTACAGCATTTGCCTTGGCGAGTGCGGAAAGTTCTTCCACGTTTACGCCCATGCGAATGAATACTGTATATTCAATTGTATCCTTCTTTGGCTTGAACTCACGGTGAACCGTTACGTCTCTCTGGAATCCCCAGATTCTATTCTGTGGGAATGTGAGATCGACATAGTGATCTGGGTATAGTGGAACTTCCATTACTGGAATACCGTAAATGGATGTTACCATACCTGCTGGTCCACCAACGCGAGGCTGTGTGCCTCTAAGAACACCAGAAGCAATGTCTTCTGGAACTCCACCAGATCCGATTGCGCGGAGATCTGTGAGTAGAGTTTGTACGTTCTTTGTTGATGCGTAGAACTTCAAGTCACCTCTACGAGCCTTGTACTTACGTCCAAGGGCATTGTAAAGATTTTCGAAGAATGTGATTGCAGAACCACTCTTCAATTGACCTGCTGTTGTTGCTGCTGTGAAGTACTGTGATGCTGTTGTCACTGTTGCGGCTGTGCCGAAATGTGTGCCACCAGCAGAACCATCAGCAAGTGCAACGAATCCATCTAGTGTATATGGGTAGGTTGTACCTGCATATGATGCAGTACCTTGTGCAGCGAGACCATTGATAGCAATGTCCTCAAGGTCATTACCGAACTGTGAAGCCATTAGGCGAACAATGTGATCTTCAAGTGCAGATCCTTCAATGTTATCCTCAAGTGCCTCAGTTGAGAGTTCGTAATCAAGACGGAACTTTGTAGTAACAATCTCAACCTTAGTGAATTGAGCACCACGGTTAACATAGTCTGTTGTTCCTGCGCCAGCATCATAGATGCTTTCGCTAGCCTGAGCCGCCTTGCGGATAAGACGAGTTCCAACTTGGATCTTGTCAAATTCTGCTGTGTTGGCTCTCATGACCTGTCTACGTCCATCATTTCCAAGAACCATCTGATCAAAGATGTAGTCAAGGAATTGACGTGACTGTTCTGGAAGTAGTGAACCTCCAGCCTGTGTTAGAGGATTGGTTGTAAGATTCTCCATGTTGTTATTAGCAACGTCGGAAATAACCGCACCTGTACCAGCATCTACTGCTGCCTTATTAATAATATCGCTCATTTTTACACCTCTCTTTCATATTTTTATTTAGTTAAAAATTTCTGCGGAGTTGAGGAAACGTCCACCCCATAATGACTTTCTCATTACAGGTTGTTCTGGAGTACTATTTTCAAGTTCACCAGACTTCTTTATTGCTGTATCTTCTTCTACTGTTTCCACTCTAGCAGCCAACTGCTCAGTAGCGTTATTAAGACCAGCAAAACCCTTTGTTAATTCATCATATTTTGCTTGCAAAGAACCAATTTTTTCGTCTAATGACTTTGCTAGTTCTGAGATAGCATTTGAAATTTCAGTAAGGCCGTCATTCTTTGCTTCGACAGCCTTAGTTACTGTTGCCTCTAAGAGATCCTTAACTTCACCTAAAGCCTTTTCAAGACTGAGTTCTGGCTCGGAAGCGTTTTCGGCTTGGGCCACTTCTTCACTGTCACTCTTAGCAAGTGCGAGTTCAGCGTCTGCTTCTTCTACTTCTTCTACAGACTCTTCTACTTCGAACTCAACTTCTTCTGTCTCTTCTGGGGCTTCTGCGGCTTCAAGGACTTCTTCTTGGGCCTCTATATTTTCAGCCACTTCAACACCTCCTTCTGTTATTAGATCAGATTTTTTTATATCTGACCCTTTCTTTTTTTCACTAGCAAGGGGATGTCCCTTTGGTAGCAAATCTGTATCGAATGGACTTCTTTTAAACTTTCCAGTTCTAACAGCAAATAAGAAACCGTTTACTCTTGCCATAGCCCATTGCTCTGCTGATGCGACGTTTGGTCTAACTGATGCAGGATTGGTACGATATGCACCAATCCCACGGTTGTAAACCTGCCTAAGCATGGCAACAGTTACTTTCTTAGAATTAACGTTACCATATTTTTGATTATGTTGTTCAACAACAGATCTTAGTTGTGCATCAGAAACCTTTTCCATTTCATTTGTTTTAGTTGCTAGTGGTTTTAACTTTCTAAGATTTGAAAGTTTCTTCGCTACTCTTCTATCTGTTGGAACATATCTTCCACCAGAGACTTCACGATAAACCCTAACTATTGCGACTGGATTTTCAGAGGAGGCTTCAATCTTCTCATTGGTTCCTCTAACATTAACGGCTCCAGAAGTCTTAATAGACTCAACTTTTCCTTTTGCATATTGTGTTGGCTGTGGATCTTTATTAACAGCATACGCAACAAAGTCTCCAGTAGAAACGTCTCCAGCGCCTGCCTTAAACATTACTTTCTTCTTTTTTCTTCTAAGTTGTTCAGATACCTTTCCACGATTTCCCTGAGTAGCATTTCTTGCTGGTGTATTTTCAGACGTTATAGTTTCCTTTTCAACATGCTCCATATCGATGCTATCCATGTCATCAGACATTTCTTCTTGATCGTGTTGAGCAATTGCAGCCTCAGCATCGGCTTGAGACATATAGCATCCTTTGAGTTCTCCATCATTACTAACAACGCCAAAACCACCATCACATTGTGGATGATTCTCTACTACAGTACGCTGCTTTTTCATTTCACCTCTACGAGAACCAGATGACTCATTTGATTCATCATCCTTGCCTTGTCTTTTTGCAAAATATGAATCTACAACTTTTCCAATTTGATCATCGTCATTTTCTTCAATCCAACCAATTTGCTTCATATCTTCATGGCAAGAAGGGCATGACATATCTTCAGCAATATTTGCTACAGCCATTGTGTCATTATCGCACCAAAAAACATTTTGTACATGAACATCAGTTGCAATGCCAGATGTTGTTATTCCATCTTCAGACTTTTGAATAGAAAGAATATTAGCAAACTGATTTGCTGGGCTATCAACTAGTGATAACTCCATAAGTTCATATTTCTTAACAAGTCTAATTGGAGAGTTTGTTTCATCATCCATCATCGGCTCTGAGTCAAGAATTCTTCCACCTATTGAAAATCCTGTTAACGTGCCATCAAGAACCATCTGCCAAATATTTTCAGCGCCTTTTGATATATATGCATCTACAAAGATTCCGCTATATGTCTTAGCAGTCTTTGGATCATAAAATGTATTTTCTCTAAATGAAAGAATCTTACCAGCAGGAATTGGCTGATGCATCAGTCTTACGTTTCCACGGAAATTTGCAAAAGTCTCTCTAGATGACTCTGGGGTAAGTTTATCCCCCTGACGATCAATATTATCTAGCGTTGCAAATCCGCTAACAATTCTACGCTCTTGGTCAATCTTAGCGATTGGCATACTAAGACGAATGTCGTCGCCATCTCCGCTAAAATGTGCCTTAATAATTTCAGTCATGGTAATTATATTATATCCCCAATTTAGTTTATTTTATTGTTGTTGTCTTCCATCACCTTGTGTTGCACGACCAAGACCAGCAGCGTCTGACTGATTTGCAGATCTTTCTTGGTCACGCAATCTATTTCCAGTTGCCTGTGCAGTTTGTTCTGCTGCTTGCTGTCCAGTCAACTGTACTGGTATGTCACCATCTGGTAGGCTAGATAGTCCAAGCCTTGGTCTAACCTCATTAGGAACAATAACTTTCATTCTAAGATATCTTTCATCTATCTTTGACTGTGTTTCTTCATCTGTTAATGTAAGTTCATTGAACTCAAACTTAAAGATATCAGTCTTTTCTTGAATAATTTTGCTTATCTTCTTTTCAAGGGAGTCTTGTGCTGGACGACATACTTGTTCCTTAAATGTTCTATCTGCTTCTCTTGCTGCTGCAAGACCTATTCCCTCTGCTCCACCAACCTTAGATATGGGAACTCTATGAGACATTAAGATTTCTTCCTTGTTTGACTTTCTATATTGATTAAATGAAGACTCTTGTATTCCAGCCTCAATTGGCTCCATTTTCATCTCAACCTTGTTGTCTGGAGTATCTGCTGGCAAAGGAATGATTGCAGTTCTATGGTTTTGCCCACGCAAGTTTCCTTGGAAAAACTCAAACAGTCTCTCTTCTGCTTCGCGTGACATCTTGGCGCCCTTAAGCCAGAAGATATACCTTGGTACAGCCTTATTTTCAAAATATTCAAGATTGAACTTTGAAGAGAACTCATTTCCAGCCATAGCGTTCTTTGCAGGAACGATGGCCGGAATTCCATAGTATGTATTGGTTGGAGTATAGTTTTTGATATGAATTATTTCATTTGGTCTTTGATCTGTTGTTATTGGATTCTTAGTTACAGTATCTTGGAAGTTTCTGAAGAACACAGCCCTCCCTGAAACGATCTGAACAAAGCCATCTCTAATTCTTCTAACTCTAATTGTTGATGATGGAATATGTCCTATATATCCAATCTCTCCGTCTGCGCGGCGACCAATTTCTATATAACCATTTCCAGTTGACTCAACATCAATGTATACCTTTATCAAGGTAGCAGTAAGAGTATCGTCGTCATTTCTTGACTCAAGCCAGTCAATCATTCTTGCTTTTGCCCTAGAAATATTTTTTCTATATCTAGCAAGATCTTCTACACTAGTTGTGTCTTCCATTTTTTGCATGACAGACATTGTTGGCTTTAGGTCATACCCAAGACCTACAATATTTGCAACCTTTGCATTGATAGCAGCAAAATTTGCAGCAGAAAGTTCATATATTTTTGATAGAGCGTAAAGATTATATTGTGGCTCTACAACGTCAAAAGCGCCATATCCATATTTGTCTGGAATAATTTGCTTTGATGAGGCTTGATCACCAGAGTACTGATTATTTTCTGCCTCAACAACTTGGCCACCAACAGTAACAAGAGCCTTACTAAATTTTCTTTTAACATTTCTCTTAAAGTTTTGTGATAGATCAGATAGTTCAAGCATCTTCTCTAGGGGCTGCTTGAAATCATCTACCTCTGGAACCAAAGTTTCGTTAGTATATCTATCAAGTCTAACGCTGTTGATCAATTGCTCTTGTTGCTCTTGCTGCATCTCTCCACGCTCCTGTATCGCCTAATGGTGTTAGTCCTTCAGACATTCTATATAGGTCTGACTGGTATTCTTCTTCCGTAACACGTCCAACCCCTGGAACCCACATAGGCTCGCCTTCTGGTTGTCCATAGTAGGCTGCTGCTTCTTTTATGTTCTTCATCTTTTCAATATCATGCTGAATAGATGGAATATTTAAAATATTTCCATCTTCATCTTTAAATATTGAACCATCTGGAAGTTTCCATACATAAAGGCCATATGGTGACTTATCTTGAACTATTGACATTCTAAGGTTTTTCATACCTTGATTCTATCATATTACTATTATTTTATTACTATTGCTGCCTTATATAAACAATTTTTTCTAAAAATCTATCTCTTATAAACACATTAGAGTTATTTTTTCTAAAAACAGAGTTATCGTATTTAAAGCCATTTGTTACATAAACATAGTCTCCAATAGACGTAGATACTTCTTCAGTAGTAAAGTTTTGATTTATTTTATAAATTTTATTATCTGATAGACATAAAACCTTTACTCTGTCATTTCCAGTTCTATTTGGAATAATGACACCATCTCTAGTTTTATCTGTAGCAGAAAATGTATTTCCTGCTTCTATTTCTGCTACAGCAAATACCTCACCTATATATCTTAGTTGTAACTCATTAGGTTGAAAAACTATTCCTAGATTTGATGCAGTATGGAGAGACTCATCTTTGTCATAAATAGTAATAGATTTTGAATTTGTATTTCCAGTCTCAACAGACGATGCTGTAGTAAATTCATTATATATTTCTCTAATATCTGATGATTTAAGTTGAACATCTGATATATATAGATTTTGAATATTAAAATCTGAGTTTATTGTATTTCCTAGTCTTATCAAGAAATCTGCTGAACTTGTTATCTGAAGTTTTGGATAAAATGAATATGATAAATGCACCCACTCATTTAATGATATAGAGGGGCCAAATGATGGAGTAAAAACCTTTATGGACCCATTTAAATATCCAGATGCTGTGCTATTATATACAACTGATTTTACAGAGTTTAATCCAGTAGAAGTAGAATATATTACGCTTGAGGTATATAGAACTTCATTTGCACTAGCAGACGAATATATATCAAATATCTTGCCACTAGCAGTATCTGAATTAAATTTAATAAAAAATCCAATTGATCCAAGTTCTTTAATCATTGCGCCCTCTCTTATACATTAAACTCGTCCCTCATATATTCTGATATAAGATCTATAGTACTTTTACTATGTGCAGATTTAAATATCACTAATGATGCTATTCCACCATTAAGAAAATATGATGAAGATACTCCGACTATAGAGCGTCCTAGTTTTAATTCATTTGGTGAATATGATCCAGTTCCAGCATTTCCAGAATATCCTAAACCATTTATAAAAAATGAACTACTAATTCCATTAAATACTCCAACAACTAAATTATAGTCATTATTGTTTGATGGACCAACTATTATTTGTCCAGCAGACATTGTAAATGATCCAGAGTCAACATATAGGGATGGAGCAGATGCTGTATCTCCACCAATTAGACCACCATCTCCAAATGATCTTGCAACCATATAAAGTGTTAGTCCTTGTGATGCTGTAAATGCCTCATTAATAGTTATTGATGAACTAAATCTAACTATCTCTCTATCATTATAGTGTTCATGTGGGTAGTACCATCTTATTGGTGACCCAGAAACACTAGATCCAGAATATAGTCCAATATTATCATAATAAATAACGTCTGATGATGAAGCAGAACCATTATATAGCATAACAAACGCATTTGTCATATTAGACTGTGTTGTAAATGTTACAGATAGCGATTGCGTTCCAATTTGGTTTATTGCATTTGTAGAGTATGTTCCCTTTAATGGGGTTTCTAGTATTCCAATGGCTCTAGATCTTGCATGTAAGTCTGTTGATTCTTGAGATTTATTGATAGTAATGTCTGCAACTAAAGTATATTGTTGATTTGGATATATTGCAGAAGCAACATTTATTGATATATATGAGTTATTTGATACTGTATCTGGAGTAATCTTAAATGATCTATCTCCACTAACAGCACCTAGAATATCAGAGGAGACTGTTGAGTTTACAGCAATAATCCCATCAGTAGTGCCATCTTCGCTACCATTAGAGTGGTTATTTCTTAAAAGATTTAGTGACTGAATTCTATATTCAGGGCTAGCACTAACAGGAGTAACAGTAGATGTAATATTATTAGTAGATAAATCTTTCCAACTACTTACTACTGTTGTATCATTTCCAGACAAAATATTAAATCCATTTATAGATCTTGCCTCAAGCCATAAGCCGACATCTGGTCTAGAGTTTATATTTAATGGTTTTTCGATTGGGCTAAAGGACATATCTGCAATAGATCTATATAGTGATATTCCTGAATCTTTATTCATTACAATAGTCGGTGTTTTTGATATTTCTGGAAGTTTTATTAATCCATCAGAGTTACTATATAGTTTTATATTTTTACCACCATCATCTTGTATTTCTGTATAAGATCCAGAAAATGGATACGTTTCCATATAAAAATATTTAATGAATGGTCTATATTTTACAGTATCATATGAATTTATATCTAAATCTATAAGCAAATATCTATCTGATAAATCTACTAAATTAATCCATTCAATATGATTTGTTGAGGAAAGTTGTGTTTTTGCATTGATGACATTATCGTTATAGTCATATAGAGTTGCATATATACTTACCTGTCCACCAGAATCTATATCTGGATATCCAAATGCTAACTTATTAGAACTTATTATTGCAGACCCAGTTAATTTTATATCTGCAATCTGTGTTCCATGAAGTATAAAATTCATATTTCCATATGAGGATATATTTATTTTATTTTTATTGCTATCCCATATTAAAGAATATGGATATTTTTCATAGTTATTAATATCATTATATGTACTAATGCTTGCATCTTTATTAAGAGTTAAAAACTTTATAAAGGTTCCATTAAACTGATCAATGTCTTTTTGAGTAGATATGTCAGAACTTAGGTTATAGTTATTTCTACTACCTATTCTTAGTGAGTGATATTCTCTAGGAGGGTATTCTTCTTGCATAGGATCTGTGCCAACTCCATCAATATCTAAGTATGAGAATGATCCAGTTTGAAGACTTCCACCTTCTTCAGCAAAAAATGTATTTGACTTATCTAGATATCCATATCCTATATATACTGTTGGACTAGATGTTATATCTTGAATAGAAAATGATGAAGATAGGGATGTAACCATGTCGTCAACATATATCCTATATGAGTTATTGACATTCTTTAAATTAAAATTAATAAGTTCTTTTAGTGGATCTTTTGAATAACTAATAATTGTTTGACTGCCACCAAGTTCTGGCGGAGTTCCATCTAGTTTAACTTTAGCAAAAAATGCCAATGTGTCAGTATCTACTATTTCAGATATATTATTTATATCTATATATGTTCCATAGGTATTTGCTCCAGTAGATGTTTTATAAAATCTTATTTTATTATCAGTAGTTGTTATATTATTATCGTATGAATAAAATTCAGGATCGGCAAACGTCTTAGTAGTTATACCAGAATCCATATGAATAAGATTATTGTATCTTGCTAATTGCCATTCTTCTGGAAAATCCCAATATGCAAAAAAAGATTTTCTTGTGCTATTGTTTGAAAAATTATAAAAATCTCCACCCATAGAAAATATTATAGAACTATCAAAGTCTTTTCCAATACCATACATATAATGTTTTTTTGCTTCTATTTCTTTAATTTGATATGGATAAATTGCAATACAATCAAAGACTATATTGCATGATGGATGACCATAGAAATCAAAAAAATCATTTGTTGTATGCGAAGCGTCGTATTCAAGTTTTATGTTTGATGAATTATTTACACTATTGCTAACACCATTTATAATTAATTCTATTCCAAATCTACTATAATTCATTATCACATGTGTTGGAGATGATAGATCTGCTAATCCATATGAACATTCTATATAGGAACTAGAGTTTCCATATCGATACATTAGATAATTTTCTTTTAAGAAAAGTCCAACATTATCAAAGTTTCTTTTCTTTCCAAGAACAATCTCACTTGATGGAACTTTATCTGCCTTCATCCAAAATTCTAGAGAGTATTCTTTATTAGAATAAATCTCTGAAAATCTTCCAAGCAGTGGTATAGATAGGCCAGCAGTAGATGTGCTAGATAGCCTTAAGGCTGGACCACCACTAAAAAGTATTGGAATTTCTAGTACATTTGATACAGATGTATTTATTGATGCAGAGTATGAACTTGCAGATCTAGTAATAAAATTAATTGGATTAGATGAAGATGATGTATCATCTATTCTATCCAAAGGCCAAACAATGTCTGGTCTATCTTTTAATATTAATCTGCTATATGACACTAATCCTCCGACTATACCTGAGTTATGTCACATGCTCCAGACGTACATGCTAGTTCTTGACTGCCAGTAGTAGTATCTGATACCTCATAGTATGTCAGCCATGTCCAATCTAGACTCTGTGGAGTATTTGACAATAATTCATTATACTCCATTTCTGAGATTTCTTGATATGGTGCCTGCTGATAAACATGATCTGAGTATGGTAGGAAAGAGATTCCAGACAGTTCGTCCATATGCTTATATACCCAAGCACCTACTTCCATCCACTCATCTTCTTTGACGGAAATAGTAATTGATGGCTTGTGCTCTGTCCAATATCTTTGATATGTTAGCCAAAGTTCAAGATGCTGTATTGCAGATACATCTGTTCTAGTAGTAGCACCTACTGGTGCTTTGATTGGGAATGTGAAAACTGTTGTGTCATTTGGTTTCATAACATCTGGCTCATTCTTGATTCCAGCCTCTTTAAGAAACGTTGTAATTGGATCTTTATTATCACCGCGAATTGTACGAGCGTAATATGGGCTGTGCCAAGGGTGCATACCAGATGAACAGTTTACAAGTTGTGACACTGTGCCTGATGGCTTTACGCATGTAATTGCTGCTGACTGGTTGATTCCAAGTTTTTGTGACCATTCGGCGTTTGTCTCAACTGCTGCTTCGCGCATTCTTATTAGCATGTCTTCCAGTTTTTCAAGGCCCTCAGACCCATTCAGAACAGAATGTCCAAGTTGTCCAGTTAGGGATACTCCAAGCAGACGCTCTTCCTCACAGTTCTTCTGCCAAACCTTACGAAGATACTTAAATCTAGTAAACGTTGACTGAATTGTTCCAAGAATTGTTGCAAGTTGAACCTTCTTAATAAGATCATCTATTGTATCTGTATCACGAACAACTACTTCTGTAAGATTACAGAACTGGTATGGCCTTAGAATAATTTCGCTACATGGGTTTGTACCAAAGTCAAATCCTGCATCTCGCCTACCATTCTTTGATGCCACGCGCTGTGCTGCATCTCTAGAGAAAATACCTCTTTCTCCACTCTTGGAGTCATACAAGGATTTCCATTCTGCCATAAATACTTCCATACTTGGTTTTTGTTCATATACGGCAGAGTTATTTGCAAGTGCCCTTTGTCCATTATATTCCCACCAAGAGCCTGACTTTGCGGCTGCCATATTACGATCTTCTAGATCTGATAGTGAGATCATGGCTGATCTACGCACGCCACCAACAACTACAACCTCTGCAATCTTACACATAATATCGTGCGCTTCAAGTGGCGTGAGTCTACGTCCTGCTGCTGCTCTAATTGTCTCAACAGTGAACTTAAAGAGTCTATCAAGTGGGTCTGGACCACTCGCTCGTCCACCAAAAGTCTTTAGTCTTGCTCCCGCTGGACGAATCAGTGAAAGATCCCATGATGGAATCTGACCTTGATAAAGTAGAGCAATAAGTTCGCGTAGGGCCTTTGCCCATCCTGACTTTGAATCATCTACAACAATTGTGCTGGATGACTTTTCAAAATGCTCGTTTACTGGTGGTAATTGTCCAACATACTTTGACTCTACAGAATATCCAACACCAGTTCCACACATAAGAATATACATTGCCTCATCAAAAGATCTTAGAGAGTCTACTGGAAGATATGAACAATTATATAGACAGGTGTTATCTCTTTCTAGTGCTGGTCCTGCTGTCATAAGCCCACGCATAGAAGGCATTACATCTGTATTTAAAATAGCAGACTTAATCTCACCCTTAACTGATTCGTCAAACTTATAGTTATTATTTTTTTCAGTTGTACTAAAGATATAGTCAACATATCTTTCTACAGTCTCACTCCAGTCTTCGCGTCTATTTTCTTCATCAATCC